TGGCGCAGCGCGCTGTCCGCGCCCGGCAGGCGGGTCTCGATATCGCTGCGGTTGCGGGCGATCAGGTCGCTCAGGGTCGGGCGGTTGAAGGGCATCAGGCGGGCTCCGGCAGAATGGCGGTGATGGCAGCGGTTGAGGCAGACCAGGCGAAGTCGAAGCGCTGGCGATTGGGGCCGCCCGGCCGGTCGATCTCGACCGCGATGGCGAGCAGATCGGGGGTTTGCTGCTGGGGCCGAACCTGCGCCTCGACCACCACCCGCACCGCCGCGGCGATGCCGTCGCGCAGCAGCCAGGCCAGCGCTTCCTCGCAAGCCTGCTGCGCCTGCGCCATGACGCGGGGCGTGATCTTGGAACGGGACAGCAGCCAGAGCAGCGAGCCGATCCGGTTCGCATCGCGCGCCGTGCCGGCATCGGGCCGGGCATCGCGCGCAAAGGCATCGCCCCACCACCCGCGCCGATCGGTCCCGGCCTCGGGCAGCTGCTCATCATCGGCGGCGCGCGCATCGGTAAACAGCGAGATCAGGATCGCGGTGCGCAGCCCCGCATCCGTGGCGAGCTGGCCATTGCCGAGCAGCAGATCGGCCGCCGCCGCATCGGCATTCCAGACGAGTGCAAGATCGGTCATGCTGCCTTCACCTTGCTGCTGCCGCTGATGATCTTCCCGCCCGCGACATCATCACCGACCCGCGCCACCGCTGCGCCGCCGCTGCCGCCCAGATCGACGCTGTCGGCTGTGATGGTGACCGCGTCGGCGGTGACCTCGGCGGTGTCGCAGGTGACCTCGATGGCGGGCGCATCGATCGTCAGCTTCGTGGTGGCTGTGACCGCAATCGCATCCCGGCCGAGCTTCACCACGTTGCCGAGGTCATCAAACAGCGCGACCTCGCCGTCCTCCAGCCCGGTCAGGCGATAGCGGCGATCCTCGACCGCCAGCACCACGCCATGGCTGCGCAGCCCCCCGGCGAACACCACCAGCGCCTCGGCCCCCGGATGCGGCACTGAGGTCAGCCCGTAATTCTGGAACCGCTCGACCGCGTCCTGGCTTTCGCCCTCCAGCAGCTCGATCTGCACCTCCTGCGCCGCGCGGGCATCATCGACGAGGCGAATGATCGCCCGCGCCACCATCCCGCGCACCCGGCCTTCCAGCCCGCTCAGCAGCTCGCGCGCCGCGCCGATCATGCTGCTGCCTCCGGTTCGGCCAGCTGGGTCCAGGCCTCGGGCGGGACGAGGTCGAAGGTGCTGACGGTGCCGCCCTCGGCATCCCGGGTGAAGCGCACCCGCTCGATCAGCAGGGATCCGGCGAGGCGCGCGCTGGGCACGTCGCAATCGGCGCGCATCCCGTGCTGGAACGGCTTGCCGCTCTGGGTCAGCCAGCCCGGGATGGTGATCTGCGCCGGACGCCCGCGCCCGGAGCGCACCGCGGCTTCCCACCTGGCGCGCTGGGCGAGCGAGGCCGGATCGGACTGCTCCTCGCCGATGATCAACATCGGGCGGTAGCGCCCGATCTCCGGGTCAGACGCCTCACCGCGCACCTGCGCCACCGCCGCGCCGTTGCGCTCATCGCTGCCTGCCGCCTGCCCCTTGACGATGTAGTCAGAGAAGCGGTCGGACAGATCGCGGGTGCCATTGGCGAAGATCACGTTCTCGCCCTCGACCAGCCTGCCGATGCTGGTGCCGCCGTCCGGGTTGCCGATCCGCAGAATGCCATCGCCCGCCGACCAGGCGACCAGACCGCGATAGCGGCACATCCGCTCGATCGCGGCGAACACGGTCTCGCCCTGCTGGAGCGCGAACTTGCGGAACGGCGCGCCGGTATCGCCCGCCAGTTCGATGGTGATGCCAAAGGGCTGGATCAGCTCGGCGACGATCTGTTCGAGCTTGCGGCCGGTCCAGCTGCCGGTCGAATGGATCGCGGAGCAATCGACCAGATCGGCGGTGCGATCCCGCCCGCGCACGTCGACCCCGCGTTCGTCCGGGCCGACGAACCCGGTGATGCTATCGATGTAGCCGGTGATCAGCGGCTCACCCGCCAGCAGCACACGGCATTCCGCGCCTTCGCTGATCGGCCAGTCCTCGGCCCCGGTGAGTTCCTTTGCAGCAAGGCGCAGGCTGAAGGTGCCCGCCATCTGGTCAATCCCGCGCTCGATCTCGACGCTGGTCCAGCCCGAATAGGCCACCCCGCCAACCAGCAGCTGCACGTTGTGATCAGGCAGCGTCGTCATGCCGCGCGCACTCCAGCGTCAATTGCGGCAGTGGTCAGCAGCTCGATGCCGACACCGGCGGGCACGAAGCTGGGGTGGGCGATGCGGTTGCGCGCGACGATTGCGGCGGCCCGCGCCTCGGGCGTGACAGCCGCCGCGCCCCGGCGCTCGGTCTCGCCGCCATAGATCCGGTGGGCCAGCACCAGCGCCGGTTCGCTGGCGGCCAGCTGGAGCTCGTACACCCGCGCCAGCGTTGCCCCGCGCGCGGCGATATCCCGGGCGAGCGCGCGGCGCAGCCGGTCGAACACCTCGGCCGCGTTGTCATCGCCCCGGTCTGCCGCCGCCAGCGCAAGCCGGTCAAGCCGCCCGGCGATGCTGTCCCGCACCGCGATCGCCTCGTCATAGCTCGGGTAATCGAGCGCCGCCGCAGTGCGCACCAGCTCGGCCGCAGCAACCCGCTTGAACAGGTCGACCAGCGCCGTCCGGTTGGCCACCTCCAGCGCGCGCTGGGGCGTGCGGATGGGCAGGTCCATCTCGGCCGGCTGCCAGTCCAGCAGCATCTCCAGCGATTGCAGCCGGGTCCGCCGCCCGCCCCCATTCAAAGCGGACACCGCCGAAACCAGCCCGACGATCGCCAGCCCCAGACGGATCGGATCGCGCAGCAGCGAGGAGACATTGGCGGGCAGGAAACTGAGCCCGGCCTCAAACGCCCGCAGCGCCGGGCCAACCCCGCCGCGCAGGCCCGCCGCCAGCTGGGACACTTGCCCCATGCCCTTGATCACTTCCTCGGCAGCGTCCTCGACGAAGCTGGCCGCGTCCTCGATCGAGAACTTCTTCTCGAAGTCCTCAGGGGCGGCTTCGGTCACTTCCTCGGCGGCGGCTTCGGCCTCGTTGCCGGCAGGCGCGGCGACCGGCGCTGCGACCGCCTGCCCGGCCTCCCCAAAGGTGATCCGGAACCGCGCGATGCCGCCTTCATCGGTGCTGGTCGAGCACGAGTAATCGAACACCACCGCCATCATCCGCCCATATTGCGGGTGGACCAGCAGGCCCGGACCGGGCGCTTCGAGCGCGGTGATCAGCGCATCGCGCGCGGTGATGAACTCGGCCCCGATCACATGGCAATCGATGCTGAAGGTCTTGGCTCGCCGCCCGAGGTCTTCGGTCACCGGATCGTCCCGGCCGGGGAATTCATGGCTGACCACGCGCCGCCCGCCCGTCCGCTCCTCGGCCTCGGTGCGGAAGGTGGCATCGCGAAAGCTGCCTTGCTGGATCTGGGTCCGCCAGTTCATGCCGACCCCCGCATGGTGCGCCCGGTGCGCACCTCGATCGGCACCAGCGGATTGCTGGTCGAGATGGCCGTCGGCTTTGCGGAATAGCCCGGCGGCGCGGTGATCCCGATCTCCAGCTTGCCGCCCACCTGAAGGCTGGACTGCTTGCCCAGCGCACGGCGCACCAGGTCATTGTCACCGGGCAGGCGAGTGGGCGCTGAGCCGGGTGCAGCGGGCTTGGGCGCGGGGACCAGCGACCCGCGCAGGCCCTTGATACGGTCCGGGATCGACGAGATGAACTCGTCAGCGCCGCTGCCCACGTTGAGCCATGCGGCCGCATCCTTCGCCGCAAGGATCGCATCGACCAGTACTCCGATGGCCTCGGCGGTGCGTCGCACTTCATCGGCGACCTTGTTCCAGTCCGTGTTCTCGATGAAGTCGCGGGCGAACTTCCACGCCTTCTCAAGCCGGTCTGAGATGTCCTCGGCCCAGCGCTTCAGGCTGCCGTCCTTGGCCATCTGGTTGACCTTTTCGAGCAGCGCCTGAAGGTCGGCCTTCACCATGTCGAAGATCCCGGCCTCGGCGATCAGGCGCAGGAACTCGGACCACTTGTCCTTGATGTTGGCGATGATGCCGAAGAGGGTGGTGGACTGGCGCACCATGCCGCCCGCGAAGCGCTCGTTGAAGATGCCGACCAGCGTCTTCTCGATCTCGGACCCGGTGAATTCGGCGTCGCGGCGGATGTCCTGCCCGTTCTTGCGGAAGGTGAAGGCGACCCGGTTGCCTTCCTTGCTGGCGCGGATGCCGAATTCCTTGAGCCGTTCGAACTCGCCCGTGCTGGCATCGGCAATCGCTTCGACCGCCTGCATCAGCGGCTTCGACATGCCCGCCGAGGCATCGCCCAGCGCCTCCAGCGACCCGTTCATCGGATCAATGCCGTAAGCCTTCAGGGCGATGAAGGCCTCCATCACCTCGGCCAGTTCATACGGTGTTTTCTCGGCAAACTTGGCCACCCAGGCCATGGATTTGCGGGCAGCCTCGACCGATCCCTCGGCCCCTTCGAGCATCGCCTGGTACTGCTCGAACTGGCCCGCCGTGCGGAACATGTCGAACAGGGCGAAGCTGCCGCCCGCCGCCACCGCTGCGCCGCCTGCGAACAACCCGCTCTTGAGCAGCCCGCCTGCCATCCCGCCAAGCTTGCGCAGCGCCCGCCCGGTCGCGAAGCCCGCCCGCTCGGCCAGCCTCAGCCGCCGCTCCAGATCGCGCAGGTTGCGGATCAGCCGCCGCGCGCCTGCCCCGGCGCGGTCAAAGGTCTGGCGCAGTCCGGCCGCCGCCACCCGCCGCGCGCTGCGGGCGATATCGGTCAGGCTGCGCTCCCCGCGCCGCACG